CTAGGTTAATAGCGCACTCTCAACCTGCCAAAACGCAAAACATGCGCTAAGACAGACCAAGCCTCAGCTAACTGGAGTCCGTATTGACCGAAGTAAACCTCTGCAATTGGTAAACGGAGTTCTGAACTCAACTCTGCAGCGAGTACATGTTTAATTCCGGCCAACTGCGGGGTGACGTGCCAAAGTTGATCACTAAATTCAATGGTCGACTTGGTACAAATCCGCCAAAAGGTATTGCTCCCCAGCGTATGGAGGAGTCCAGTTAACTTATCCCTCTTATCTCTCTTAACCATTGCAATCAAGAGAGAGCACTTCCCATCCAATGGGAGGTCTTGAGGAATATTCTTTATCATCACAGGCAACACATTAACCACACCCTTCACTCCCGCAGCTAACAAGTCTTGTAATGCTGCGACTGGGTTGTGGTGTTCTATATCACCAGCTTTGATCATATTGTCGGTTATCCGAACTATAGTTCTGTGGATTGCACGACGAGATGCTCCACTACTTGGCCATTCCCTGGCCGCCATAGGCACAGCAGTCTTTGACTCCACATTATGCCAAGTCTTTATCCACTCGTGATCTGCCACTTCCTGATTAAATTGGCGAACTTGGCCATCACTCAGTGGCACAAAGTTGCCTTCCACGGACCTATCAATAACAGCAGCCACCTGACTACCAGTTAGGCCCACCACTTGCGACGCCACATACGCGCCCGCTTGCCGCGCACAAAGTTTGCGCCTTTCACTCGAGTCTGCATCAATTAATTGAACCGTTGGCCGGGAGAGGTCATCCTGAATCTCGAACCACGGATCACCGGGTAGCCACAAACCCATACCCCCTTTCATGGTGCTACTGTTGAGTAACAAGCGAGGCATAGTTGTTAAAACTCTTGCAGCTGGATTAAGCGCTGATCTTGTCCAAATCTTCGACCAATAGCTTACCAGTGGCACCCACCACCTAGTGCCCTGCTCTACGTCCGGCAACCGACGCAAAACATTCGATACACTATCGTAAACGGCACGCACTGCATCTACTCCTCGTCGACAAGGAGGGGCTTGCATATCACTCGAACTCATGCCCGACAACGCACGCATTGGGGAGGCAGTAACTCCGTCGGTAGAAGAAGCTGTCCTCACTAACTCATTTTTGCCCAACCCAAGAAACTGTTTGTCTCTATTCAACTCAAGATCTGCATCATTTAGAGCACACAGTTGCCTCAGACCATCATAAACTGCGAACTCAG